AAAGAGAACCAGTTACCTCAAGTCATTACGAAAATCATCTAAAAGGTGTAGAACCTACATTAGGAATTATTCCCATTAATGATAACAATCAATGTATATGGGGATGTATTGATGTAGATTCATATGCAGGTTTTGATCACAAAAAATTATTATCTAAAATTAAAATTTTAAAATTACCATTAATAGTATGTAGATCTAAAAGTGGTGGTGCACATATATTTTTATTTTCTCAAAAATTTATTGATGCGAAAATAATGAGAGATAAGCTTTTAGAGATAAGAGCTATATTAGGGTTTGCAAACGCAGAAGTCTTTCCAAAACAAATAGAATTAAAATCAGAAGAAGATACAGGAAACTTTTTGAATCTTCCTTACTTTAAAGGTGATGATACAACAAGATATGCTTTTAAAGAAGATGGTACAGCAGCGAGTTTAGAAGAATTTTATGGGATCATTAATAACGTAAAACAACTAGATGTCGGTTCCATAAAAGTGCAGAGGCCCCCATCAGAATTTTCTGATGGGCCTCCGTGCATTGAAACCTTAGCTTCAAGTAAAATTGCAGACAATAGAAATTTAGCTTTATTTCATTTTGGGGTTTTTGCTAAAAAGAAATGGAAGAACTGGAAAGAAAAAATCTCATGGTTTCATGAAAACTATATGGTAGGGGATTTAGATCAACAAGAAATTGATACAATTAAAAGACAACATGAGAAAAAAGATTGGGGATTTAAATGTAAAGATGAACCAATGTGTAGTCATTGCGATAAAACATTATGTAAAAGAAGAAAATATGGAATAGGAGATGCACCAACATTTCCAGAATTAAGTGATCTCCAAGAAATTCAATTAGAACACCCTTATTATTATTTAAATGTAGATGGTAAAAGATTAAGATTAGATAGTCCTAAACATTTAAGACAACAATCCTTATTTGAGGAAGCATGTATAGCTGGAGTAGGGATGTTACCACCAACTTTAAAAACTAAAGATTGGAAACAATTAATGAATGGATTACTAGCAACCAGAGAAATTATAGATGCCCCTGAAGGAATGAAAACAGAAGATCAATTAAGAGAACACTTAGAAGATTATTGTAGTGATAGAAGACAAACAAAAAGAAAAGAGGATATTGAAAGAGGAAATGTTTGGAGTGATGATGAAAATCATTATTTTAAATTTAGACATTTTTTTCATGACCATTTACAAAGAAGAAGATGGTCGCATGACTATCAAAAAACTTCAGCTTGGATGAAAGAATGGTTTGATGCAAAGATTAAAGTAATAGATGCTAGTGGTAAAAGTATTAAAGTTATGTATGTTAAAAAATTTAACAATACAAAAACAGAATTTAAATCACCAGGCTATAAACCAAAGGACCCATATTAATGAAAACAATAGTATTAGGGCCACCAGGTACTGGAAAAACTCATACATTACTTAATAAAGTAGATGATTATTTGAAAGAAACTGATCCTGATAAAATAGGTTATTTTGCTTTTACTCAAAAAGCTGCACACGAAGCAAGGGATAGAGCAATAAAAAAATTTAATTTAACTGAAGAGGACCTACCGCATTTTAGAACTTTACATTCTCTAGCATTTAGAAGACTTGGTTTAAAAAAAGAAAATGTAATGCAACCATTTCATTATAAAGATCTAGGAGAGAAACTAAAACTTCCTTTGTCTGTACCTGCATGGGAGCATGATGAAGGGAATGCTTTCTTTACTTCTAATAGTGAGGAATTAAGTATTATAGATAAAGCTAGACATAAAGAGATTTCAGTTATGCAACAGTATGACATGGGCGAACATACTAAAGAAGTCTCGAGAGAAAAACTAATTATCTTGGACCAGGAAATAAAAAAATATAAAAAAGAATATGGTCTGATAGATTTTCATGACATGATTACAGAATTTATTAAAAGTGATAGGTGTCCCAAATTTGATGTAACATTTATAGATGAAGCACAAGATTTATCTAAAGTACAATGGCAAATGGCCAGAAACATTTGGGATAACACACAAGATTCTTTTGTTGCAGGTGATGATGATCAAGCAATATTTAGATGGGCAGGTGCAGATGTGGATAGTTTTATTGCATTAGATGGTAAAGTAAACCAGTTAATTCAATCGTTTAGAGTACCTGCTAAAATTCATAAATTAGCGGCCAACATTGTACATCGAATTTCAAAAAGAATCAATAAGGACTGGCTACCTTCTAAGAGAGAAGGTGAAATAAAATGGTATGATAGTTTTGATCAAATAAATTTGAAAGAAGGAAACTGGTTAGTTTTAAGTAGAACTAATCATCAATTAAATGATATTGAAAAAGTTTTATATGAAGATGGAATGTATTTTAAAAATAGAAACAAAAGAAATTATGAAGCAGATTTGTATCAAGCAATAACTGATTATGAAAATTTAAGAAAGGGGCAATTAGTTCCATACAAATCTATAGAAAAAATTTATAGTTATATGACACCTGAACATAGAAATAAAAAAGGTTTGTTAGGTATGGCAAAAGAATCTTTTTATGGTATAGATGCATTAAAGAATAAGCATGGTTTAAAAACTAATAAGGTTTGGTATGAAGCTTTTGATGATGCACCATACAGAAGAGTAGAATATATTAGATCAATGAAAAATAATGGAGAGAAGTTAAATCAAAATCCTAGAATTAATCTATCAACTATACACGGAGCTAAAGGTGGCGAGTCAGACAATGTTGTCTTACTAACTGATCTAACAGAAAACACAATGAAGGGTTATGAAAATAATCCTGATGATGAAGAGAGATTGTTTTATGTTGGAGCAACACGAACAAAAAAAACATTACATATTATAAGACCTAAAGATAATTATAAGGGGTATCGAATATGAGTTCTTACGATAAACAAATTGGAGGGAATCACTACCAGGGATTTAAGATTCAACCCAGTAAATTTGTGATTGAAAACAAAATGTTATTTCCTGAGGGCAATGTTATTAAATATGTATGTAGGCACCCCCATAAAGATGGCAAACAAGATTTATTAAAAGCTATTCATTTCATTGAAATGATTATAGAAAGAGATTATTCTGATGTATAATCCTCTTCCTCCCAGACTTACTATAAAACCCTCTTTAATCAATGGTTTGGGGCTATTTGCAACAGCAGGGATTGCTCAAGGGACAAATTTAGGAACAACTCATATTAAAGTTGATGGTGAAATTTTTAGAACACCATTAGGTGGTTTTATTAATTGTGATGAAAATGCTAATTGTGTCAAAGTAGAAATGAAAGCTGAAGGTTCTATTAGCGACAAATGGAACTTAGTTACATTAAGAAATATTACTAACGGTGAAGAACTAACATTAAAATATACATTCTACAACATCAAAGAAGATTTTCTAGACAAAGCTGAAAAAGAGAAAAAAGAATTAGAAGAATCTTATAAGGAATCAGTGAGACAAACTAAGGAGAGAAAGAACTTTCACCCGAAAGCAATAGATGGGTACTCAGAATGATGCAAATGCCACTATTTAAACCACAAACTGAATGGGTTCCACCGGAAGATTTTCCAGATTTATCTAAATACAAAGAGATAGCTATTGACTTAGAGACTAAAGATCCGGACCTAGTTAAAATGGGTTCAGGTTCTATTACAAAACGAGGACATATAACTGGAATAGCTATAGCTGTTGAAGGATGGTCTGCTTATTATCCAATCGCTCATGAAGGTGGCGGAAATATGGATAAAACAAAAATATTAAATTATTTTAGAACTATTCTAAAAAGTGATGCCACTAAAATATTTCACAATGCAATGTATGACGTGTGTTGGTTGAGATCAGAAGGTCTTGAAGTTAAAGGTCCTATTGTTGATACAATGATAGCAACAGCACTTGTAGATGAAAACAGAAGAAAATATGATTTGAATTCTTGTTCAAGAGAATACATTGGAACAGGTAAAGATGAAGCTGCACTATATGAAGCAGCAAAATCATGGGGGGTAGACCCTAAAGCAGAGATGTATAAATTACCAGCTATGTATGTGGGTGCTTATGCAGAAAAAGATGCGGAGATAACGTTAGAATTGTGGAAATATTTAAAAAAAGAAATTTTAAATCAAGATTTAAAATCTATTTTCTCTTTAGAAATTGATTTATTTCCTTGCCTCGTTGACATGCGGTTTTTAGGAGTCCGTGTAGATATCGAACAAGCTCACCAATTAAAAGGCAAGTTACTAGAAGAAGAAAAAGAATGCTTATTAAAAGTAAAAAAAGAAACATCAATAGATGTTCAAATATGGGCTGCACGTTCCATTGCGAAAGTTTTTCAAAAACTTCACCTACCTTTTGACCACACTGAAAAAACAAATTCTCCATCATTTACTAAAAACTTTTTACAGAATCACCCACACCCACTAGTGAAACAAATAGCCCGAGCCAGAGAAATCAATAAGGCTCATACCACTTTTATAGATACTATACTAAAACACTCACATAATGGAAGGATTTATTCAGAAATAAACCAACTTAGATCTGATAAT